AGGGGTATCAAGAAGACTCCCCGCTCGTCTTTAGAAGCCCTATGCATAATGATATGAAGAATCCTCTAGGTACTCAGCCCCATACGTCCATGGATGCTGATATTTATAATTCTTATACATTTAAGACTTGCTGTTTTCCTCCTCTATCCGGAACGCTCTTGGTATGGCGTAGTTATCTTGAACATAAGGTTGGGAAAGACAAGATACATAACAAAAAAAAAAGAATTGTTTTTGTGTATAATTTTGATCCAAACTCAAGTTGATCCGTCCATCTTCACTCACTACCAGTAATAGTGTAAAATGCTATGATATACTTTAATCATTATGGCATTAAGAAAAATCGCATTACAGCCCGGTTTTAATAAACAAGATACTCCTACGCAGGCCGAAGGCCGGTGGATTGATGGGGATAACGTACGTTTTCGTTATGGATCTCCTGAAAAAATAGGAGGATGGGCACAGACTGTTAATAAACGATTAGTAGGGGCTACTAGAGCTCAGCATACATGGGCTGATTTAGATGGAAATAGATATTCAGCTCTAGGAACTAATAAAATATTGGCTCTCTATTATGGAGGAGCTTTTTATGACATTACTCCATTTGCCAATACGATAGCCACGTGCACCATTACCACTACTACCAGTTCCAGTACCGTCACGATTGATAAAAGTTCTCATGGCATAGACACTGGAGATTTATTAAAATTTGCTAATGTAACCTTAACCGGTGATACCAATTTTACAGCTTCTAATTTCACTACTGATGTTTTTGAAGTTCAGGCTGATTCATCAAATAGTTTTAATGTAGTTATGGCTACTGTAGAAACTGGAAGCGGAATGTCGGCAGCAGGCAATGTAGATACAAAACCTTATGCAGTCGTAGGACCTATAACACAAACTGTGGGTTACGGCTTTGGAACTTCAACATGGAATGCCAGTACATGGGGAACTGCGCGTGCAGCTTCAGGAGTAACTATTGATCCAGGAAACTGGTCTCTAGATAATTTTGGAGAAAAATTAGTTGCGACTATTCACAATAATAAAACTTATCAATGGGATCCTTCAGCAGCCAACCCTCTCGATACACGAGCCACGGTCATTGCTACTAATCCTACAGCCTCAGTCATGACGATTGTATCCGATCGTGATCGTCACCTTATTCATTTAGGTACAGAAACAACTATTGGCAGCGTTGGCACTCAAGATAAAATGTATATTCGATTTTCGGATCAAGAAGATTTTACGGATTATGTTCCAACTTCTACTAATACAGCAGGTACCATGCAACTCGATCAAGGCACTCAAATTATTGGAGCTATACAAGGTAAAGATTACACACTTATTTTAACGGATAAAGCAGCTTATATTATGCAATACGTAGGTCCTCCTTTTACCTTTAGTATCAGACAAATTGGATCAGGATGTGGCTCAATGGGTCCACACGCAGCAGCTTTTGCAAATGGTAAAGTATTCTGGATGAGTAACTCTGGAGGTTTTTTTATGTTTGACGGAACTGTTAAGTCTCTTCCTTGTTTAGTTGAAGATTTTGTTTTTACTACAGCGGGAAATAATCTAGGTATCAATGAAGATTCAGGGGGCAATTTAGTATTTGCAGGTCACAATAGTCTCTTTACTGAAGTCTCTTGGTTCTATCCAAAATCCGGTTCATCACAAATCGATCGAATAGTAACCTATAATTACGACGATAATTTATGGACCACGGGTACGTTAGCTCGAACCACTTGGGCAGATTCTAATATCTATAGTTTACCTTTTGCAACAGAATTAAGTACAACCGCTCTCTCTAATTATCCAATCATTAATGGGGTTACAGCAGGCGCTACAACTATGTACGAACAAGAAACAGGAGTTAATGCTATTACTAAATTTAGCACAGGAAATGTTACGACGGCTGTTTCTTCCTCTTTGTCCTCAGGAGATTTTGATTTAGATATTGAAGGAGACGGAGAATATTTTATGAGCGTAAGTCGGTTTATTCCAGACTTTAAAATTCTTAATGGCACCTGTAATATTACTCTTGATCTTAGAAACTTTCCAAGTGTAACAGCGGCCAGTTCTCCTTTAGGACCTTTCAATGTAAGCTCGGCTACCACTCAAGTTAATACTAGAGCACGAAGTCGTTCGGCTGCTCTTAAAATTGAAACGACTAATCTAGATCAAAACTGGAGATTTGGTTTATTTAGATTTGATTCTAGACCAGATGGAAGAAGATAATGGCTAAAATTACTGTACAAATTCCTCAGCCCTCAGCCGACTATGATGCTTCCAACCAACAACAAATTGGAGAATCAATAAACACTCTTAAGAATCAACTGAATACAAGTTACCAAAATGATTTAAGGCAAAATCAAGAAACTTTTAATTGGTTTATGGCATGAGTATACAATATAAAAATGCAGGTTTTTATTTAACCACAACAGACTTAACTACCTGTTTAACTATGGACACTGGCTCTAGGGCTATCATTAAAAATATTCAATGCGCTAATCTTTCTTCAGGCGCTATTGTTGTTACTTCAAAATTTTCAGATTATTCTGCGACCCTTACGTATCAAATCAGCACCGAATCTTTGGCCGTTGGCACCACTACCAACATAGCTGCCGGGGTATTAATTTTAGAAGAAAGTGATTCATTAAAAATACAATGCGCTGCCACTTCTAATGTGACTACAGGAGTGATATCTTATGCTCAAATAGACCGCTCTAACGAAAATGGGTAAGTCCCAATATGGATATACCCATATTAAACGCAAACATAAAAAGAGGCTTGGACGTCATGCTAAAAAATATAGTAAAAGGACATGTAAAAAAAAACCAACGAGAGGACAAGGATGAAATATAAACTTTTTAATGGTAAAAGATTTCCAGTACAAATAGTTGACGGAGAAGAAGTTCCTGTTATTACAGGCAAAGCTAAAGACATAATCAAGCATAAACGTACGGGCAAAATTTATGAATCCCAAGCTGACTTTGATAAAGATGTTAAGGACCCTACCACTGATACTAAAAAGGAAGATTTTAGACAAGATGTTGAAATAACAGTTGCGTCTTTAAGTGTATTTGGTAAAACCAAATAATGCAACCTTATGGTGGAACTGAAATTCAATTAGATTACCTACGCAAATATTCACAACAAGCCCTCTATGATCGAGTTCAAATTACAACATCGGTTCCTGAAAAGGAACCCCTACATCCTCTACGCCCTAATATTTTATGGATTAAAAACTCATACGATCAACCCAATATAGCTCCTTGGTTTAAAGAAAAAAAGAATCATTCTAAATACGATTGGTATGTTTTTAATTCTCATTGGACTTATGAAAAATTTAGATATTTTTTTAATGTTCCAGACACGCGATCCTTAGTCATTAAAAATGGAATTGACTATGATGAATTAAAATTAAAAACAGATTTTACCTTTAAATTACCTTTAAAATTAATTTATTTCTCCACTCCTTGGCGTGGATTAGATGTTCTTTTAGAGGCTATGGAATTAATAGAAAAAGAAAAAGACATCGAACTCGATGTATATTCAAGCACCATTATTTATGGAGCTGCTTTTAAAGAACAAAATGATAAAAAGTTTGTAGCTCTATATGATAAAGCTAGAAAACTTAAGAATGTTAATTATAAAGACTATTGTTCTCATCCGGCTTTAATGGCCCGACTTAAAAATTATCATATTAATGTTCATCCTTCGACCTTTGAAGAGACTTTCTGTATTTCGGCTATGGAATCTTTAGCGGCGGGCTGTATGCTTATAACCACGGACCTCGGAGCTATACCTGAAACCTGTACAGAATTCCCTATTTATGTCCCCTATACTGCTAATAAAAAATATCTTGCCCATCAAATAGCTGCTTCCATTGTTGATGCCAAAGGGCTTTTTCAACAAAAAGATATGAAAGACCATTTACAATTTCAACAACAGTACTATTATCGTTTCTATAATTGGAAAAGTATCGCAGGATTTTGGGATCGATTTTTAAAAGGAACACTTAATGCCAGACACGCTGAAAGAGAAGAAGAAGAAAAAAGACAAGCCACTAAGTAACACTCCAGTCCCTACCGGCTTGCCCGTCTATAATGGGTTATTTGTAGCTACACCCTGCTATGACTCGTTGACTTTACACTATGTCAAATCGTGTCTGGATCTTCAAAAAGAATGTCTCATGAATAAAATTAATATTACTTTTCAACTTATGAAAAGTAGCTTAGTAACCCAAGGACGAAATCTATGTGTTGCTTCTTTTTTAAGTTCTAATGCTGAGTCTATGATCTTTATTGATTCTGATATTTCATTTAGTGTACGCTCCGTTTATCGTCTATTTAGTTCTCCTTATGAAATTAGTATGGTTGCGTATCCGATGAAAACAGTTAACGCGAATAAATTTTATCAAGATAATATTAAAAGACCATCCGATCATCCCGATACCAAAGGATATGTTTTTCCAGTGGAATTGCCTGATGTTAATAAAATTAATATTGAGAAAGGTTTTTGCGAAATCAAGAAAGGGCCTGCTGGTTGTATGATGATTAAACGATCCGCTTTCGATAAACTTATTAAACAATATCCCGAATTAACCATTAAACAAAAAACTTTAATTAACGGCAAGATGGAAGATCGTCTTAATTATTATAATTTTTTTGATACCTACTGGGATCCTAAGGAAAAAACCTCATTGGGAGAAGATTTCTATTTCTGTAAATTGTGGACTAAAATGGGTGAGAAACTATGGTGTTTAGCTGATGAAGAAATATCTCACGTAGGAGAAAAAATGTATCGCGGAAGTCTCATGCAAGAATTTAAAGCCCTTTCCGCATCAACTCCTTCTTTTAGCATGGAAAAAGACTCTCAAGACGCCAAGACCGCTTTACGTAAAAAGCCTATCGTTTAGCATCATATTGATAAGAGGCCCCAATCACTGTAAAATAAGAAATACTTAAGTATTTATTATGGATCCATTTACATTAGCATTAGCCACATTTGGCGTACAAAAACTACGAGGAAAATCAACCGGACGTTCGTTCCGAGATGCCCTTTTAATGGGGGGTATAGGTCAACTAGGAAGCATGACATCAATGGGCCAAGGAATGGGCCTACAAGGCTTTGGTCAAGGAGCTGGTCAACTTCAAGGAGCTACAATGGGAGCTCAATTAAGAAACACTGGAGTAGCTAAAATGGCATTAGGACCAGTTCAAGGTACTATGATGGGGCAAGGCCCTCTACATGGAGCCACTGCAGCAACACAAGCAGTAGGTACTGGAGGAGCAACACAAGCTGGAGGAAGTAGTATGTTCGGCAAAGCCAGAAAATGGTGGGGCGGTTTAGACACAGGCGCTCAACTAGGAATCGGATCTGCATTAGCAGTTGGAGGAGGTGCTTTACTAGGGGATGATGACCCAGAGAAATTTGATGAAACTCCTTATAAAGAAGCCTATGCAAGACAAAGTAAATTAACTAAAGGTTTAAGCAAGAGAGCAACTTATGGCTCCCGATCTTTATATTCAGATCAACCTATATACACCTATCACGCAGGAGGCTTAGCCTCTTTACCCGTTCAAAAATTTGCTGAAGGCGGAATCAGTTACATGCCTTCTAAAATAGAGCATAACGAAAAGGACTATAATAATTACTTAAGAGCATCAGGATATCTTGAAGATGGCAGCGGTACTGGAGATAAAAATAAAGATACTATTTTAGCTCAGTTAGCGGATGGAGAATTTGTTTCACGCTCCGATGCTATTTTAGGAGCAGGTATTATCGAAGGAGCCAACCCTAGAGACGATAAAGAAATGCGTAAAAAAGGGGCTGACTTCTTCTATAAACAACAAGCTAAATTTAAAAGGATTTTTAA